AAGGCAAAAGTTATAAATGACAAGGAGAAAAACACATGACACGAGAAGAACTAATGGCTGATGACACACAGTACTGTTGCTACTGTGGTGGTGAGAAAGTGCGGTTTCAATGCTGCGGCGAGAACCACTTCCATACCTTTGCTCAAATGTCTGCGGATGAGCAAGATGAGTTTTTTCAACAAGGAGAAGAACAATGGCTAAGTTAATCGACTTCCCCATCGGCCTAGATGCAGGCGAGACGCGCCTTGACCTTGAACCAGACGCGGTATTGACTGGAGCAGTAGGAATGCTAAAAGAGGTGGTGGTCGTGGGCTATGAAGCTGATGGTAGTTTTTATTTTGCGTCTACTCGCGCTAATGGGCCTGATGTGCTTTGGCTACTTAAACAAGCCGAGCAGCGTCTGCTGGCTATTGAAAGGCAGATGAGAACATGATTACAACGATTGAGTTTAAGGCTTGGCTAGACAGCCCTTTGACAAAGGCGCTAAAGCAAGGCCACAAGGAGGCAGTGTTGGCAGAGCGTGAGGCGTGTGCAAAGGTGTGTGACGACATTGACGCTGAATACGGGGGCGAGGATGTGCTGGCGACTTGGTGCGCCAATGCCATACGTGCAAGGGGCAGTGTTTAAGCTACTACTGGCTGTGTTGATGCTACCGGCATCGGCATTGGCTGTGCCGTACTCACCACAGGCCAAGTGTCTGGCTGATAATTTGCACTATGAGGCAAGGGGAGAGAGCCTGGCTGGCATCAGAGCAGTAGCCTCGGTGGTCTTAAACCGAGTCGCAAGTAAGCGCTGGCCTAACTCAATCTGCAAAGTGGTTTATCAAAGCAAACAGTTTAGCTGGGCTAACGATTACAGAGCGCGGAACCCAAGGTTGGTGGCGTACACGCCGAAAGTGCAACGGGTAGTGGCTAAGGCAATCGCAGGTGGGTTGAAGGACAACACAAGAAAGTCAACGCACTACCATACCCTAGCTGTCTACCCTCGCTGGGCAAGCCGGTTGGAAATGACAGAGGTAATTGGTTTCCACGTTTTTTATAAATACCCAAGGAGAAAGACATGAGCGCAGAAAAAGAAATTAGAAGAACAAATGCTTGGCTACAACGCCGAGTTAGGGCAAGTCAAATACCGATTGATGCAGAGCCATACATTAATTATGAACATCAAAACCCGCAACGCTGGCGCAATGTTTTAGTAAAATTGTCGGTTGTTGCGGTAATTCTGTTTGCAGTAGGGCTTGTCACTTGCGGATTAATTACACTCAATTTATGGCTTGCTATATGAAAAAAGAACCAATACCAAATGCTTTTACGATGTTTATTGGAAAAAGTATTATTAGCGATGACACCAGTTTTAGACGTTCGAGAGCTGGAACGGTCGGTGGCAAGGCAAGGTCAAAGAATTTAAATGGCGATGGAATACAAAATGTCCATCAACTTAAAGTCAATTCAAAACTCACAGAAAAGCAAAAGCGTTGTCTTTAATCCCCTGGGGCACAAAGAAAGAGCAAGCCGAGCGCCGAGTGCAACAAAGCATCGAGTCTAAAAGGTTGCAACAGGCCGCTGACGAGGGTTTGGCTCGCGAGTTGGTGTACAGCTACAAGTGGCAGGCTGAAAAAGCGCCAGAGTGGTTTAGGGGTGTGATGGATAAATTGGCTAAAAAATATGGTCAAAAGTACGCGGATGATATAAGGGCGCTAATGACATTGGAGAAAAACAGAAAATGAAAATAACGCTACATAACTCGCAACAGGCGCACCAGGTGGTAACGGACATTTATCAAAAGATGAAGCCCCACTTTATGGGGGGTAAGAAATTTACATTGGAAGTCACAAGCGAGACTCGCAGCCAGCCTCAAAATGAAATGTACCACGCAATTATTGGCCAGATTGCAAAGCAGGCTGAGCACGCAGGGGCTAAGTGGGATGGCGAAAGCTGGAAGCGTTTTTTGATTGACCAGTGGGCAAGCGAGACTGGCAGGTCAGTAGGTAAGGTAGCGCCCAGCTTAGACGGTCAAAGGGTAGTTCAACTAGGTCTACAGTCGCGCAAATTTAATAAGGCAGACGCAAGCGAGTTCACAGAGTGGCTAATTTGCTGGGCAACAGACAAAGGTTTTGAGGTGAACGAATGAAAACAAAGAAGTGTAAGGTTTGCAAAAATACGTTTCAACCAGCCAGGCCGCTACAGACATGTTGCAGCCCATCGTGTGCTATGCAACTGGTCAAGGCGGTTAAAGTCAAGAAAGACAAGCAAGAAACAAAATTAAAGCTGGATGCACTGCAAACCAAACCGCAACTGGTTAAGAAGGCGCAGGCTGCGTTTAATTCGTACATCCGAGCCAGAGATACAGGTAAGCCTTGCATATCGTGTGACAAGCCTCTAGGGGGCACGCCAAACACATTTGACGCGGGACACTATCGCTCGGTTGGCTCGGCTCCGCACATGCGGTTTGTTGAGGACAACGTTCATGGTCAATGCAAGCACTGCAATAACTGGCTCGCAGGCAATCATGTTGAGTATCGCAAGCGACTTCTAGAGCGGATTGGTGAACGCCAGCTAGACTTACTCGAATCTGACAGCACGCTGAGGAAGTACACCAAAGAAGGTCTGGTTGAGATTGCCAGGCACTACAACGCAGAAGCTAGGCAATTGCTCAAAGAGAGGTTACAATGAAGGCTCTTTCTCCTAGTCGTTTGTAGCGACTTTAGACCGCTACCGTAGCGGTTTTTTTTTAGGTAAACACAATGGCAACCATCAAACGAGGCAAAGAAACGTTTAAAGGGTACAACGAGCCAAAGCGCACGCCAAGCCATCCAGAGAAAAGCCATGCGGTTCTTGCAAAGTCTGGCGAAGATGTGAAGCTAATCCGCTTTGGTCAGCAAGGCGTAAGCGGGTCACCTAAGCGGGAAGGTGAGTCAAAAGCAGACGAGGCAAGGCGTGCGTCGTTTAAGGCTAGGCACGCTGACAATATTGCGAAGGGCAAAATGAGCGCAGCATATTGGGCGGACAAAGTTAAATGGTGATAAGATAGCTTGGCTTGGGCGTAACCTTGTGGGTTAAGTCCGTAAGTGCAAATTTTTACCTTGTGGGTCAAAATGGCAAAACAGCAAATCGAACAAGTCTCTATTGAGGCGCTGATTCCCTACGCACGGAACAGTCGCACGCACTCAGACGCGCAAGTCGCGCAGATAGCAGCTAGCATACGCGAGTTCGGATTCACAAACCCTATATTGATAGACGCAGAGGGCGGCATCATTGCTGGGCACGGTCGCACTATGGCGGCACGTAAGCTGGGGCTGGAAGAAGTGCCATGCATACGGCTAAGAAACCTTACAGACGCGCAAAAGAAAGCCTACATCATTGCCGACAACAAGCTGGCGCTAAATGCTGGGTGGGATGATGAAATGCTTAAAGTTGAGTTGACTGAATTAAAGGACTTGGACTTTGACTTAGGTTTAACCGGCTTTGACATGGATGAGCTTGGTAGGTTAATGTCTGACGTAAATTTTGAGCCTGCAACAGAAGATGATCAAGGCAAACTAGATGAGTTAGACCCAAAATGGATTTGTTGCCCTAAGTGCGGGAGTGAGTTTGATGCAAGACAAGCCTGAACTAAAAATTGACTGGGCAAGCTATGATGCAGCAAAGTATGCATGCGAGAATTGGCATTACAGCAAATGCTTGCCAGTTGGTAAACTGGTAAAGGTTGGGGCGTGGGAAGATGGCAAGTTTATTGGCGCCGTTTTGTTTGGTCGAGGTGCAAACCACAATATGCCCAAGCCCTATGGACTAGGACAAGATGAATGTGTTGAGTTAGTTAGGGTTGCACTTACCAAACACAAGACACAAGTTAGTAAAATAATGATGTTGGCTATTAAATTCCTTGCAAAAAGTAACCAAGGATTAAAGTTAATAGTTAGCTATGCTGATTTAGATGTAGGGCATCACGGAGGCATTTACCAAGCAACTAACTGGATTTATGAGGGCGTGTTTAACGCTGAAAATAGACAAGGATTTTTAGTAAATGGTCGAGTGCGACATAATAAAAGCATACATTCGATGGGCGTAAAGCAAAGTATAGATGCCGTAAAAAAACATATAGACCCAAATGCAAAAGAAGTTTTTACAAAAGGGAAACACAAGTATTTAATGCCGCTAGACGATAAAATGCGTGCTAAAATTTCACCATTAGCAAAGCCATACCCTAAGCGTGTCAAAAAGCATGATTCCGAGCACCCCTTGGAACTGGGCGGGGCAGTACCGACCGACACGCTCCATTTATCAGGGGTTGCTAATGGCTAAGATAGGAAACCAAGGCGATGGTGGAGGACGCCCAATAGTAGTGTTCGATAACACACAGGTGGCGCAGGTAGAGGCGCTTGCCGCTGTATTATCTAAAGGGCAAATGGCTGATTACTTCAGCATTAGCGAGACAACCTTGCGCGAAGTAGAGAGCCGACAGCCCGAGGTTTTTGATGCGTATAAAAGAGGCAAGGCCAAAGCCATTGGTAATGTGGCAAAGAATCTGATTGGGCAAGCGCAGGCAGGTAACATATCGGCGGCTATCTTTTACTTAAAGACGCAAGCAGGTTGGAAAGAGGACAAAGAGCAAACCGACACACGTCCAACGGTTAACATCAACTATATAACACCAAGTGGCGACAATAAACCCAACT